GCCCCCGCAGCTCGCCAACTCTTCGCCTTCGGAATCCTGCACGCGGTAACCGTACACCGTGCCGGTGATGTACTGATCCAGGGTTTCAACTTCGGCGCGCAGCATTTGACGCACGCGTGCCAGGTCCAAGCGCTTAACCCCCAGCTCGGCGCGGGCGCGGGCTTTCTCGACCGAAATCACTCCGACCGTGCCGGAATCCCAGGGGCACGAAAACCCGGTGGTGTTTATCGTGATGCCTGAATGATCATAAATAAAAATCGGCAGGGTGACCAGGTCCGGATTTTTTGCCATGGCCTGCAGCTCTTCGGCCGTCGCGGTATCGTCGCCAAAGTTATAGCGGCACCGATCCACCAGGGTGACGCGGCCGAAGTTATCCCAGGCGCGCGGGCTCTCGGGGTCCGGGTCATATTCCACCAAAACAGTAACGCCTTCGGGCAGCTCTTCACGCTCTACAAAATGTGGCATTGTCTTTCTCGCTTTCTTGGGTTGATCCCGGCCAGGGCGGCCGGTCCGGAAATTTTAGCCTAATAAATCAACCCGGGTCAACAAATAAAAAAACCCGGCACGCGGCCGGGCTTGGTGACCAGGGCGGCCGGGGTTATGCGGACACCGCCAGCAGCTCGGCCGCGCGCGCCTTAAGCGCTGCACCGGTGCCAAACCAAGCGCTTTCCATACGGGTGTTATTCGAGCGGCCGCGCTCATGATCGACCAGCTCGGTCACCGCGTTAAGCATTGCCCAGCGGGTCCCGGCTACCCCGGCCAGCTCGGACCCGATCGCGCCACCGTTAAATAATTGCATGATGCGGACATAAGCCTTTGACTCAGTCACCGGGCGGGCGCTCGTATGATACGGGCGCAGCAGCTCGGCCACAAAATCATCGGCCTGGGCCTGATCCATGCCGGTCCCGGCCAGCTGTCGCGACTGCACTAAAAACCCCTCGAACGAATTGGCCACAATGCCCAGCTGCAGGCGAACAGCCTGGGCGTCGAAGCGCTCAGAATGCAAAACCCGAACGGCCGATTTTAAGTAACCGGTGTTTGTCTCGCGCTCGCCCTGGATCACGCGGCCGCCACTGTAGCCGCCCACGGCGGCCGTTATGGTGTTATTGCAAACCACCCGGATAGCGGTAAATTTGGCCACGGTGGCCATCGTGCCATCGTAGCTGGTGCCCAGCAGTAAATAAGGCTTGACCAGGTCACCGGCCACCACGGGGGCAGCGTCGCCAACACTGGCCAGGGCCCAAACCCGGCGGCCATCGCTCAGGGCCCCGGCGGTTTCGAGCTCAAACCCGCCCAGCTCGACCAGCTCGCGGAAAAAGTCCATAACCTGGCCAGGCTGCACCACGTTATAAGCGCTTGACACCACGGCCAGGGGCGCGCCGGTGTCCGAACGGTGCAACACTTTGCGAGCGGGCCAGGTTTGCAGCTCGGTCGCGGCCGGTGTCGAATACTGGACCGGGCTTTCGATCACGTCATAAGCTAACCCGGCTTCACGGGTCCAGGTGTCAATGCTGGCCCCAGGTGTCAGGGCCTGGCCCAGGCCATGCCAGGGGGTTTGGCCGGTGTATGCAATAGCCGCGCGGCCGGTGGTGGTGTCGATCATGTGAGCCATGGTGATTTCTCGCTTTCTTGGGTTATGACCGGGCAAAACCGCCCGGTCATTGAATTTTAGTCTAATGTTTTTGGACTTGTCAACAAGTCAACAAAATAAATTTATTTGGCCTGGCCCAGGTCGCCCACGATATGGTGGCGCAGCAGCGAGCCAGGGGGCAGCGAGCGGGCGAAGCGCTGCAGCTCGGCCGCGTCATCCTGGTGGCCGCCGGTTTTGGTTTTCTCCCAGGCCAGGCGGACCGGGCCCGCGTTACCGTAACAGCCCCCAGGGGTGTCAGCACCGACAAGGGCCTGGCCGCTACCGTGCGCGACAAAAACAATCACATAATCACGGTCCCCACGGGCGCACAATGGGCGGCCGCCACCACAATCGGCGCAGCTGAAATTGTCGGCCAGCTCGGCCGGACACTGTACAAAGCGCACGCCGTCCAGGGTATAGGGCCAGACCGTGCCGGTCGGGGCGGCCACCACGGCCGGGCGGCCGATGGCCACGGCGGCCAGGGCGTCGGCCATGGTGTCGCAGCTCGCATTTATCACGGTCTCGCCAGGTGCTGGCACGGGCAGCAGGTCGGCCGCAAAATGGGAATAAGCCCAGGCTTGACCATTACGGGGCACGGCTTGACGCACGGCCGCCAGATAATCCGCGTCGACCAGGTCGGCCGCGTGATCGCCCTGGGGATTCAATGCGCACGATTTTGGGCAGGTGCCGAAAACATTGTGGCCGCCGGCGCGATAGGTTACCGCGATGGGCCCGGTCTTTTTGTTGCCTGAGTTTTTAACGGTCTTAAGCATTTTCTTTCTCGCTTTCTGGGTTGCGGCCGGGCGGGTTGCTGGCCTGATTGGAATTTTAATCTAACATTTATCCACTTGTCAACTATCCACCAACAAAAAACCCGGCACGCGGCCGGGTCTTGTCTTGGGGTCACTGGTCGCGCCAATGGTCTAGCTGGTCCGCTATCCCTTTGGCCGTGGCATGCCAGGCCGCCGGGCTGATGATCGCCCGGGGATTATCGACAGGCGGGCCCGCGTCGACCACTTCGGCCGTATAACGGCGCACGGCTTCAAGAATAAATGCCTGGGTCAAGGGGTCACCTGGGTACATTGTCATCAGGTAATTCACTTTTTGGATGTTCGTTTGTGTCTTCATGGTGGCCACCTCAAAAGCTCAGGGTCGCGGGGTTGTCTTCGAAAAATGTCCGGATCGCGCTATCTATGTCCAGGTTCTCGGCGATTTTGTCCGCGTCGAATTCGCTAGCCAGGTCGGCCAGGTCAACGTCGCCCGCTATGATGGTCAGCTGACTGTCGGTCAGCTCGGCGGCCAGGTCGCCCATGCTCAGGTGTCCCGCCAGCTGGGCCAGGTTGATGTTTTCGGCAACTGCAGCAGGGTCCAGGTGGCCAACGGTCAGCTCGGCCCGGATCATTTCGCGCACCATAGGGCGCAGCTGCTCGGCCAGGTCTTTTACAAGGGCTTCAATAATGTGTTGCATGTCTTTCTCTCTTTCTGGGTTGCGGCGTCGCGGATCGCTCGGCCTGGTGTCATTGTAAATCTACTTTTATCAACTTGTCAACTGTCCCCGCCAAATATTTTGTGAAACAGCCAAAAGCCTAGCAACTTGGCAATCAGGCCACGGCTTTGTGCACTGTCGGGGGGTTTCGGCAATGGTCGGCTTAACGCGCGGTAAAGCGCGCGGCGTTCTGAACGTCGCATAAGGCATGTCTTTCTCTCTTTCTGTGGTTAAGGGCGAGCTATTCGCCCAGGGCCACCATAACACAACCATGGCATACAAGTCAACTGTCCACAAGATGGTTCCGCAGCTCAGCCCAGCTGATCCCCGTCCATGGCCACCGGGCCATCGCGGGGGTATCGATGCCCAGGTTGACCAGGTCAATGGCCTGCTCGCCACAGTACAGCAGCAGCTCGGACTTGCTGGCATGCGCAGTGCCGGCCGGGTGATACTGAACAAGGATGTAGGTCGGGCAGCGCAGGTCGGCATGCTTGATGTGGAAGGCCACCTGGTGCGGCGACAGGTTGACCTTGCGGCCGCGCTTGACCACCTTCAGCTCGACCATGACAAACACCCCATGGGGGAATGCCAGCAGACAGTCCGGAATGCCCAGGTTAACCCGAGACTCAATCCGGGTGAAATGGCAGTTTGGGATATTTTCCCGCACCCTCTTGTACAGGTTCGCTTCCGGTTTCAGGGCCATCTGATTCTTCCTCTTCGGGTTCTTCTTCGATCTGCTTGGGCGTCACGTCCACAATGGGCCCAGCGGACCCGCCACCGTACAAGCGCTTAATCTCTTCCAGCTTGCGCTGCACTTCGTCCTTGCTCATGCTGTCAATGGTGCCGTGCCGGATTTCCTTGCGCTCGATGTAAATCGTGCCCAGGGCTTGGCCACGCCGATATTCAGCCTGGACGGCCGCGCCATATGCGCCAGCCTGCAGCGCCTGGTCGCGGATGACCTGCAGGTCTCGCATGTGGCGCTCAAAGGTCGTGCCGTACTTTTCGCCCAGTTCGCGGCGGCGCTCTTGGATCGCCACGACGATGTGCGGGGAAATCTCCGGATCGGTCAGCTCACGTGCCCGGTTCTTTGCCCAAGCCTCGCTGTACCCGGCGCGCAGGGCGGCCTCTTTCAATGTAACGTGGCCGTCGCCAGCACAGAACTCTTCCACAAACTTCCATTCCTGGGGTGTCAGGACTCGGGGCTTG